GAATGCGGATATTCAGAAGAATGGATTGAAGATAAAAAAGATATTGATAAACTTATAGTTAAATATAATAATCGCTACTAAAGCCCGTGGTCAGGTGGTGCAGACCAAAGGCTTTAGTAGCTGAATTATTTTAACTCATCCTAAGATTTTTTATGTTTTTTTTTCTTAAAAAAGATTATGTCTAGAATTAATTCTAAAATAAATTCAATTAAATGCCATCCCATTTATAAATCTCCTTTGTTTTTAACAATCTAAAAACTTATGACCTATTGGTTTTATAAAAATAAAAATTAATGCACACAAATTTATAATAGTAATCGTTATTAATATTCTCCCTAAGTTATATGCATCTAAATTATCTTTCATTAAGATAGAAAAAATTATTGTTCCTAAAATCATTAACCAACCTACTACAAATAAAATATTAACGATTATTTTTAAATTATTCTTACTCAAGCTTACTCCCCATTATAAAAAACTCCTATAATTAAAAATTCCACTTATTATTTGTCTTTTCGTTAATATAAATATCAAATGCTTTAATTCCTCTATTAGCAAGTTTTACAAATAGCATAAACCCATAAATCCCTATTCCAAACAAACCTAAAATGAATATTTGACTTAACACACGAACAACGTCCATAAACCTTCTCCTTTTTTTACTAAAAATCACTTCACCATATTTTACAAATGCGTAATATAAGTCATACATTGAGAGACCAGAGGTATCCCCTTACGACATAGCATCATTAATACGTAGGGGCGCACCTTTGGTCGCCCCATTCTACTGTTGCGTATCTATAGAAAAATATGAATTATGATCTATTTAATTAATTTCTTAATAATGCTTGTGCATTATCATAATCATTCTTATGCACATATATATAATATGTTTTTGTGTAATCCATATTTATACCGAAGGTACCAGTTCTTGATCGGTTCGATGAACCTTATGAGTTCCTTTTAATATATATTCTTAAAGCTTTAATAATCAGGTATGTAAGATATGCTCCCACACCTAAAATTAATAAATATATCAATATAACTATACTTCCTATACCACCTGGATTTATCATCATATACACTCTCTCCTCTCCTATGATCGGTTACAACATATTTTTGATTCCAAAAGTAATTTTCACATTAAATATTATGACATAATCCAATGTTAACATTGGAATTTCCCTAATAATGTAAATATTATATCACATTTTACAAAACTTTTGAATAATATAATTAAGGTCGTTAATCGGTTTTATTAAACCGACACGATATAAAGTTATCTTCTAACACTTATACGAATAACTCAATACTATTAATGAGGATTCACGTATAGTAGGGCTATTCCGAGAGTAAAAAGGACCCCAATCCACATATTGGATTGAGGTCTCTTTTAGGATATCTAGTTATAGTATTTTAATATTTTCTCATGGATAAATTACCACCTAGCCCTTTTATTTCTAGTATCTATGTGAGTAAAAGTACTGTATTTACCAACTCCACCACTAGGATTTATACTATTACAATAATTATAAACTGTACTAGGACTAATACTACTTATCCTTATATCTGCTGCAGCACCTCTGACATGCTGGCTAGTGTCTGTACTACCTATGTTCCTGTTATGCTGTTTGCAACGGATTGCGGAGTTAATATTAACAGGTTTCCCAAAATGATATCTAATTTTTTGCAATAAAATAAGTAGATTTTCATCTACTTTTACTGGGTATCCATTGCAATATTTACCTCCACATTTGCATTTGAATTCTGATTTTCTGAAATTTGAGTACTTGAAGAACATGAGCTCATATTGAGTTATTGGACCTGGCTTACCGTCCACAACTAAACCATGAGCCTTTTGAAAGTCTTTAGAAGCTTGTCTAGTTAATGGTCCTATTTTACCATCTACGACTAGCAAAGTTTTCTTTTGACTCTTCAACCATACATTTAACAGTGTTTGAATTTGTTTATTATTCATTATTTTCCACCTTTCATTATTTCGTCTGCATACTGTGCATTTTCAGAAAATGAGTTATTTTTCCACCAAGCCCATATTGTTGCCACAATCGTCAATCCAAATGATACACCGTTTGCCACTTCTTCAGGTGTGTATGGTAGTATCTGCTTGCCAGTTATTTGTAACCCTTGGTTAACTAAAGCTACTACTAAGACAGTTGTTCGTATCCATGTTTCTTTCTTTACATTTTTCAAAACCATGTTACCATCTCCTAATTTTTATTTAAAAATAGCAATGGATAAACTTACGATAGCTACTAACCATCCAAGTATCCATTGCCAATCTTTTTTGTTTTCTTTTTTATTTTCTAAGCAATTCTCAACAATAATAATTCTTTTCTCAAAGTCTGTTTGCTTTTTACGGAGACCATTATATTCTTTAATTAAGTTTGTAGTCTCTGATAGTTGTTTTTTTAATTCCTGGATCATTTCAAACAAATCTTTGTTGTCATACCAATTTTCTCCCATAGTTCACCTGCTTTCATGTTTTTATTTATAAAAAAAGACCTCAGAAGAGATCCTAATCAAACCATATTGGTTTTTCTGGTTTTACTTTATTATCAGTTACATTTAGCCATGCTTCTCTCCAGTTTCTGTATTCTTGTCTTTGCTCTTCTGTTAGACTTTCCCAAAGTATAAAGTTTTGGTACTTATCTCCAATTGCAAAAGCTTTGTTTCTCTCATCCCTTAAAACTGACATCTCAACAAATTCTACTTTTTCATGACAATATTCTAAGTTACCCTCAACCCATCTACATTGCCAAAGCTCCAAATCGTAATAGTTTGGAATATCTTCTTCATCAATCATAACCATTCTACAGCCTAATTGTTGTGACTCTCCATCCACTATTAAAGATGGGGAATGATATTCCACTCCATCTTCTTCTAAAACATGACAAGGAGCATAAGCATATATTTGATTGTCACTATCTATTAATAAGCATATTTTCATATTTTACATCCTCCCTATACCACTGCTATCCAGTTAACATCTGTACTTGTTGTATTTGTTCTATAGATATAAATTCTACAACTGGTAGTAGATTCATTTGTTACTCCCGTTTCTAATAAAGTACTCCCTGGCACTGAAGTTCTAGCTGTTGCTACTACAGAGGGTACTCCACTTAGAGTTCTTCCATAACTCGCTGTAGCATAACTAGGAGAATTTGCTGTGGGAGAAACCGATATTGTACCACTAACAAAACTACTCGAGTTAATTATTCTTTGCCCCGTCATATTTAACTCTCCACATATATGTATTGGGTTATTGTCTTTCCAGTTCAAATATAATCGACCATCAGCTCCAGATGTAGTTCTACCATCTAAATGTCTTGCCCAAAGGTCAGAGTTAAGAGCTATATAGTTGTGCGTATGACCTTCTACAGAAAGTGTTCTCCAAACTGTCCAGCCACTAACTGAGTTCCAATGCCTGTAGTAAAAACCTGTGTTAGTTTCACCATGCCCGTGATGATAACAATGTTGGGTAAACCTTGAATCACTCATTTTATAATTAACAACTATACCGTAAGCATAAGGATAAGAAGTATCGTTACCTATTGAAAACCAAGTATGCCCTATAGGGTAGTTACTTCCTGGAGTACTTGCAGGTACTGGAGTTGTGTTTGACTTGCAAACACCAGTGACTGTACCAGATACATCGATATCACCTGCTACCTCTAGTGCTGATAACCCCTCATGTACCTTACCTATCCCCACACCATCTTTACCCCAAGACATAGGAACAGCTCCAGTAGATATAGTTACATAAGATATAGTAGTGTTGAATTTATCGGTTATATCTACCCTGATATCGTAGCTATCAGTTATGGCATATACTCCATAGTAACCCCAAGTGGAGTTTCTAGTTAAATGACTTGTAGTAGCAGCTTGGTTATGCTTAGTGACCCAACTCCCATTTCTAATCCTTGACCTTATGACTATAGCTACTGTATTCTTTTCAGTCCCAGAGAGTAAACTTCGAACTACATAAGACATAGGAATTCTAATATATGTACCCATGAGGTTTGGCGTACCGTTAGAGTCGCATCTAGTAACGCTAAAACTTGAAATTTTAGGCGGAGAATAAGCTAAAACACTAATTGTTACATTCTTGGTAGCTGTTCTACCTCTACTATCAGTAATTGTAGCCGTAGCAATCCTGCCTCCAGAGTTCGGTAGATAAGGGGTTACTGCTGTTCTGCTGTTATAAGTCACACCTTCAAAAGCTATTCTGTAACTTGCTATTGAAGAGTACTTAGCCCCTGTTGCCCCTGTTATGGCTAGGTTTAATCTGCTTAAGCTTTGTACATAAGCCCCCACAACTGTCTTTACATTTGCTATATTCTCCGAGTGGGTTAATGCAGTAAAAGAGGGCACTATCGAGCTAGGAACATAAGCCGTAGCATTTCTTGTAACCGCAGAACCTATATTTGTACTCCCACTTCTTGTCTGACATGAAAGGGTCACGGTTGTAAAAGTAGCGTTGGGTATAGCTTGATACATAATATTTTGTTCTGATGTAGACAAAGTTAGAGTTGTACTCGTTCCTATACCGTTTCTTGTTGCTACCACTGTATTTCCTACCCTTAGAGTTAAATTGTGGGTAAAACTACTACTGTGTCTACTTATTGTGATTGAAGAACTCCCATTAATGTTAAAGTCTGCAAATCCTGTAATAGAGCTAGCTCTTGGTATAGTCGATAAGGTATAATTCCAACTTTTATTACTTGATGTAAATTGACTATGGGTTATATAACTTGCCATAGATAAGGTCTTTGTTCCATTCGAGTTATGTCCTATATTTTGAGTTCTTTCAAATATCTTTTTAGCTGTTAAATTGAATCTAGTGCTTGAGGTAATAGAGGCTGAGTACTGAGTACCATTAATCGTGCAATAGACTGTACCACTACCGTAAGTATCTATGTTATTAGTCTTTTGTGCCCAGACTCGGACAGTAACACTTGAGGTATTATTAGGTATACTTTGTGAATTTACAATAGCCTCAATCCAATAATATACGTTGCCACTAGTAGAAAAATTACTACTTTTAGCCATTAACCAACTCCTCCAGTCTGTAAGCCTACATATTTTATAAAAGTTATTTCGTCATTATAGCGTTCAATTTGGTGAACCCCTATTATTAGGTCATTCGTTATATTGGCTGAGGTTATGTACATCTTTTGACCGTTTATATAAGCTACTGCTTGCCCATTATCTATAAAATCCATTTGCTGATTACTTATATTTATATTTAGTGGGCTATCAGACTTACCTATGTTCATACCGCTCTCTCTAAAATTAAAGTAGGTGTCTACTTTTTCTTGTCCTTCTTCAAGACTTGAAATTTTAATATTGACTGAATCCTCTAGTACTCGTAAAGAAGCTTCTTGAGCAGATATCTTTTCTAGGACATTTTCTGAATTACCCCATCCTATAGTTATCCAGTTTTCTCCATTCCACTTATTTAAGTCTGCTCCATTTAGACTGTCTAACCACAACTGACCAACTTCAGGGTCTATAGGCTCTTCCCCCTCTACTCTAGTCTCTAAATTATGGTTACCCTCCACATCATCAATAGCTATAATCCAATCAGTAGATGTATATCCAATCTCTAACTTTAATAGGGAGTCTGATATTTCCTCTGGATTTAGAATTGCTCTGTCCCAGATAGGATAAGAAATCCCTGTTGCGCGCTGAATTATAGTAATATCCATTTTAACTACATCATCTGGTACTACAAAGGTTGCAGGATAGCTTGAATTATAACTCATAACTTCTCCCTCATAATACATAATATAACTGTTATTGAAGAATAAATTAACAGAAGAATCCTCTTGTGGATAAACAATCTCATCATGAATATTGTAAAATACTAATTCCATTTGAGTAGGAGCTTCTTGACCGTCCCTTAAGGTACTAAATAGAGTATAAGGTCTTCCAGCCTCTACAGGGATTAAAGATACAGGCTTTAAATGATACCTTTCAGCCTCTTGCATAGTGGGGGGAGACAACTCATCATATTCCACAGGTTGCCCTGTAAACGAATCAATAAGCTCCCATTTTACGGGGTCATTACTTATTAAATTTATTCCCCAGACATTTTTTGCGGTCAATTCTTCTCTAGCTACTCTTAAGGCTATCTCATTTGTATTTTGGGTTATCTTAGTTTCAAGACTTTCCACATCAGCATATATTAAACCCACAGCAGATTCTAACGTTGAATCAATATCTTCCTGTGTACTAACAGTCTTTGCTTGTATTTTAAGCGAACTAACATTAAGTACTATTTCCCCATTCTCTAGATTCCAATAGGACAATCCGTCTGGAGACTGAATCATTCCAGCTTTAAGCAATGATGCATTTAAAATTCCTGTCGTAATAAAAGATGCATTAAACGCTCCATTAAGAGTCCAAGCTGATGTAAATGGACCTTCGATTCCAGTGGATGAAAAACCAATACCTCCTAGATTAATCAACAGTACATTTTGAGCATCCTCTTTTGGGAGTGCATCGAGAACCATTATTTCATTGTCATCAATATATACATGCCCTAACTTTCCTAATTGATTAATTAAGTTACTTTGATCTGCTACGACTTTATTAAGTGTAACACCCAACTCTACTGCTTTCTCAATATCAGCTTTTATAGTACTGAATACTGCTTTAACATCTCTTTTATAATTCCCATATACTAATTTGGTTACTCGTTTCTTGTTTACGTCATAAACGTATCCTTGTACCTGCGTAGGTACTGTAACATATTTAGTTACACAATAAACAATATCGCCGATATTTAAACTTTGATTAATGTTTGCTTCCACTTCATAACTAATTTCAGGGTATTGATGAGTCTCAATATATTCTATAGCTATCTCCCTTAGCTTCAAGATTATTTCCTCATTTGTAAGTTCTTCTCCCTCTTTCTGAGGAATGTCAAATGAAATAGCCTTAGTATAAGGTTTATCGTACTGTACTTCTGAGACAAGGTATACTTCAGGCAAAATAATACCGTCAGGACCTACCGCCAATAGTTTTGTACAAACATTACCCCAGTTCTCATAAACCCTAATTCCTTGTAGGTTTTTTCCATACCTAATAGTTTCACCACGGTCTAAACCTATTGATGATAATAAATTAATTGTCCATCCGTCAAAATCAAAATTCCCACCTATTCGCTCTTGAGCAATTAGAAAAGCATCTTTTAATGTTTTTCTCACAATTCGTGCTGTCCCTAAATTTGACACGTCAGAGAAAACAGTAAAGGGGCTAGTGTTATCTGTACGAGTATTTATCCAGTCTAGCAATGCCATCCCATTTAGCCCTTGAGGATATATGTCAGCTAATATATAATCTTCACTATCAAATGCTACATGATGTGCCGTAAATCTGATTCCTCTACTATTAATTTCGGGATTTTTAATTCTAAATGGTTGTTCTCCTTTTGATTTCGTTGGAACAACTATTATATTGTCGTGAGCAATATATTCTTTATAATCAATTGCTATTTCAAGTTCGACATACCATCCATCAAATCCTTCCTTTTTAGTTTCAATGCATTTTAAAGGTTGGATGGCTATGTTACCGTTTGTACTATAATTTTTATCATCTGCATTAAAGATTTTAATCATAGCCACCTATCCTTCCTTTTCATTTCAATTATGCATGTTCCACTATGTAAAATGATCTCGTTTATTCCCGTATTAAGTTTTGGGTACTCCAACCCTATTTCAATGTTCCTCGAACGTGATAAGCCATCATATTTTTCTGTCATTTCTTCACAATCTATTTCTACATATGGATCTGTAAATGTATAAGTAAATCTAACACCATTTATAGTTATATCCACCGTTCCGTTACCGGTCAATTTTATTAAAGGTTTAGAATAGATATTACCTCCGTTTAATACTGTTGTAGTAACTACATCATATTCATCATTCGTTTCATACCAAAATGGATCTCTAATATAAGATACTTCTGCTTTTTTAAGCGTAACAAATCGGTCTACATCATACCCATTATAAAAACGCGCTTTAGTGATTCTATTATTAAATTCTAATTCTCCAGGTCCATTTAGCCATGCAATAATGTTGTCAATTTTAGAAACATCTAATATTTGTAATTCAATATCTTTTTCTACTGATCCATAGCCATGTTCAATAAAATCTTCTCCATCTTTCCCATCAATATTAATAGATTCTACCAAGAGAGATGCTTTTGCAATAAAATTCTCTTCAACTGCAATTACCTTCATATCGTTACTTGATATACCTTTAAATTTAAACATTATGTCATCACCTCAATCATCCTCTTATCCACCATTTTTGCTACTCCATTTTCATCTACGTACATGGCCATGGTAGACATCACTGATGCAAACGCTCTAGCCATTTTATTATAGTCAATTAAATCTGTATTGCCCCCAGAGCCGTTCAATGGTGTTACCCTCGTTCTGCTGCCTTGCTGGGTTAAAAGCTCTGCTCCAGCCTCACCAACGATTGCTGCTCCACCGTATAGATATCCCCCGTCAGCAAGCATTGGAATCCTTGGTATGTTGACTCCAAAATTTTTGCCACCCAGTCCAGGAACCCAACTAGGAATCTTAACAGATATTTTATTGAGCCCTCTTATTGCTCCATTTATTAGAGATATTACTCCATTGAGTGGGGCTTTAATTAAAGCGCCAAGCCCTTTCATTATGTTTCCAAAGATATCTTTAATTCCATTCCAAGCACGTGACCAGTCTCCTGTAAATACTCCTGATATAAAATCAATCAAACCTCTAAATATGCCAATAATACTTGAAATGATCGTTCCTAATGATTCAAGTAAGGATCCTGCAACCCCAATAATTCCAATTACTATACCTCCAAATGTTTTTGAAACTACTTGGAAAACAGCTGTTAAAACAGGCCCGAATACAGAAATAAACCAATCTACTATGGGTTTAATACTTGTCCATAGTCTTGCCATTTCGACCATAATGCCGCCAACAAACTTTACCCAACTATCCCATAACGGCTTAATTCCTTTATTCCACACCATCAGCATAACTTCTTTAATGCTATTAAAAATCGGTTGTATCACAGTTTCCCATATTTTTTTCAAAGTGTCTTTTATGGAATCCCATGCAACAATCATTGCTTTTTTAAAAGTTTCATTTGTATTCCATAGTTGTTTAAATGCTAAAACTACTGCTGCAAATATTGCTATTATTGCAACTATTGGAGCAAGTAAAGATGTGAATGCAGTTGATAACCCTGTTATTCCTGTTGCACCTGTTGCACTTGCGCCAGAAAGACTTGTTACAAGTGTAATGATGCTACTTAGACCACTAGCCATAGCTCCAAATATAATTAGCAATGGACCTATAGCAGCTACAACTCCGATAATAGCTAAAACAATTGTTTTAATACTACTATCTAGCCCAGAAAACCACTGAATAACCTCTGTTACCTTTTGAACTAATTTAGTCATATATGGAAGTAGTATTTCTCCTAGTTCTGTTGCCATTTCTTTAAAAGACTCACTCATTATTCTCTGCGAATTTGCAAATCCATCAGAGGTGTTTGCAAAATCACCTGCAGCATTATTGGTTTTCGTCATAACATATTCATACCGGAGCATCACTTTTTCTGCTTCTGTCATTTCTTTGTATGATTCTTTTGCACCTTGTGCCATGGCAAACTGTTCAAGGTTTGCTTGTGTCATTACAACTCCAAGCTTTTTAAGAGATTCTGTTTCTCCAGTATAAATAGCATTAAGAGCAGTATTGGCTACATCAATTTTAATATTTTTGAATGAGGATAGGTCAGCTGCTCTTTTTGTGAGCTCTTTTCCCATATCTGCAGCTTTATCTGTGGATATATCCATTGATGTACCCATATCCCCGTATGTTGCTACCATATCTAATGCAGTCTGCTGAGCTAATCCCATATCTTCAATTGATGATTCAGACCATTCTTTTACAGAATTAGCACTATCACCAAATATAACATCTGTTTTTGACATTGTTTCTTGTAAATCAGATGCCATGCCTGTTATCTTAATACCACCAGCTATAGCCCCTGCAGTAAATATAGACATTTTTTTTCCTGCTGCAGTTGAATTTTTTCCAATTTTGTCTAGATCATTTGCAACATCTGTCCAATTTGCAGTTTTCATTTTTTTGCTAACTTCACCAATTGACTTTCCGTATTCTTCCATTTGACGTTTCGCATTATTTAGCTCTGTTCTTTTCTTTTGTATAGCAGTTTCATTTCTATTTTCGGCATTTTCAAGAGCCACTAATTCATCTTCAAGAATATTTACCTTATCTGCGTAACTGTCATATGCATCCTGAACAAACTGTAACCTTAGAGCTAACTTATCATATGTTGAGGTATTTTTATCTAACTGAGCCTTTTCAAGCTGATAGGCAGAAGTTAACTCTTGCATATCTTGAGTAACAGCTTTTATTGACTTTCTGAAATCTGCAGTCCCATCAGCTTTAAATTCTAGACCAACCCTTTTTAAATCACCTGCCATAGATTAAATCCCTCCTTTCAAATCAACAAATTCTTTTATCATTTCATAAAAGTCAAAAGGGTCAATCCACCAAAAATCAGACTCTGATAATCCAATTTGATAAGCCATGACCCTTAATTTATTGAAATTTATTTCTTCTTGGATGAGGGATAGGTCTTTTTTTTTGATAAAGCCTTCTCTTTCTTCTTTTGTTCTTCCATAAGATCAATAGTACTTTTGATTAATTCTTCATTAATCAGAAAATCCACTTCCTCAAAATCACAATTATAACGAGAACCATTCAAAACTGCATATATTACTTTTGAAATAGCATCTGTGAATTTTTCTATTTCTTCATCTTCAAGTTCGTTCATGTCAAACTCTTCACCATGTTCTTCAGCAATTTTATTAAGCTCTATCATTTCTGTCCTAAATGGTATCATAAGTTTTGATGTCTTAAATGTATATGTAAGCTCTACTTTATCCCCATTAGCAAGTAATACTGATTTATTCATCTATTAAACCTCCGGCGGTATAACTGGCATAGTTGATGGTGAATGTATTACTTGGCCAAAGAATAGATCTTCAGTTAAGCCCGGTGGAAATGTTGTCATTTCTGTATCTACATATACATTTGTATTTCCTGATGAATCAAATGGCAGTGCTTGAATAGTTAATGTGTCATTTTGTTCAGATGGGGAACCTTCTGAAGTAGACGCTTCATCAGATTTAGTTATTAGTTGGCATTTTGGAAACCATTGATATTTGGCGTGACTACCTGTCTTAACAACTACTTTCCCAAATGCAAAAAACGGTTTCGTTTGAGCTCCACCAGATAATACCAGACCACTTGCATCTATATTCTCCCCTCTCATTTTTGCTAAATCGTCAGGATCTATCGCTACAACCTCTACTTCAATTTCATCTGATGACCTCAAAGTTGGTGTATCATATATTTTCCCTGAAGCATAAACTGGTTCGGACTCTTCATTCTCGGTAGTACTAACGCTTTTTACTACTTCAGATTTTGCCGGTGTACCTGCATAAGTCATTGCATCCATGTCAGTTGCAAAATCATAGTACAGTGCACCAACTGTTTGTTTTCTTGCTGGTTTCTTTGTTGATATAGGCATAATTAATTACCTCCTAACTTTAATTTTTTTATCATTTCTAACTGATATTTTGTTTTATTTCTATTCCATGTAGGTTTTAAATGTGGCTGTGCACCCATTTTATAAGATCCATGCTCAAGAATAGGACCATGGTACTTTCTCCAACCTAATCTTACTTTAGAGCCTGATTTTAGATTATCCCTCCACACTCCTACTGTATCAAGTATATGAGTGTATCCACCTTTTGAAATTTGAGATCTAGGTTTTGGAAGCCTATTTATGTCTTTTGCAAGTAATTCTGCTCCTGATTCTAAAACATTGTCAATCTGGTTTTCTTCTGTTCTTGCTAATATTTCAGCTAATTCACTTTCCAAATCGTTAATTCCACCTAAAAAATTATCCTCGTTCACATTCTACTCCTGTGTAGTAGTGGAAGATCTTATCATTCTCATTAAATTCTACAAAAATATCAGTATTTATTCCTAGTTCAATGAGTAGATCCTCTAATTTATCTACTTTTAATTCATCCGGCACCTTTGAAAATACAGATATTTGTACTGTTTCTGTCTTTTCATAAGTATTACCAGATGCTCTTATTGATGATCTGGCATAACCCCAATACAATGCACGGGGGAATACGCTCAAATCTTCTTCCCTAAACTGCCATTCTCTTAAGTTTGTGAAAATTATTTTAACTTTTGCTGCAAGTTCATTTTTGGTTATCATTCTGCCACCTCTTCAATCTCATAAGCTTCTGTGTATTTAGATAAAGTAATGTCAGTTTCCTGAAATCCAGTAGAATTTACTGCTGTTACAGAATTTTCTATCTTGTACATAGATTCACCAATCTTTAAATAACTCTTATTTTTAAATCGAATAGGTCTTGTTCTGATTTTACGAGTTACTTCAATGCCTTGAGCTTTATACACCATTTTCGTATTATCAAATATCTGCAATTCATTAAATGGTACTGCTATTCCTACTTCTCTAAGCTTATCAAGTGGATAATCTTCTGTTTCGTTGTGAAATACTTCATAAATAATAAAAAAACCATCAAGGTAGACTGGTATTCTTTTAGAGTTATTCGAAATTCTCAATTTGCAGCCCCCTTAGGTCTCCTTGATAGTTTTGGTGAAATTCATCTAATACCCCATAATAGGAGTACCGTGCATAGTTTATTACATATTCTCTAGCTGTAAGATTTTCTGCTATGTCAAATTGTCCAATTTTTGATATAAGGTAAAAGGCACCATTTTTCAGGTGTCTTTTCAGTCTATTTTTTATTCTCATGTGTTCCTGGTTATTCGAATCGAGGAATAACTGAAGTTCATCCTCTAACTCTAATTCAAGCGCATTCAGTTGTTCTTCAGTCATTGTTTATCCTCCTATCCTACTACTTCTTGAGTTTGTACAATGCCCTCAACAGATACTGGTTGTACGAACGGAGTAAGTCCACTGATATCAAACACGATTGACATGTTGTCGTTGATAATTCTGCCGTTACCATAAGCTATAGTCCTATATGTACGAACATGATCTAAGAACTTAAAGTCGTTTGAGAACTGAACTCCAACTTTAGTAAGTCCCATTTGATATGATTCAGGTAAAAATGCAACCATTCTATCAGTAGGTACATGAGCACTCTCGATGATTTCAACATTGATGTATGACAAAATACTCTGATAGTTTCCGTTAGTAAATACTGTAGATGCAGGAATAACTTTACCTAATCTATCAGCTGGGTTAACTACTAGTAAAATTCTACCAAGTTTTCTTTTGCCACCATTGGTAAGAGGGATTAACTTAGGTGCGAAATCCTCAGGTTTAAATGATGTTAATGCTACAGGTGTTTTGTTAGGATGTACTCCGTCCACAGCTCCTGAAAGAGATTTTACTAACCCAATAGGTCCTTTTTCTCCAGTTCCAATAACAGAACCCTCTTCAATTCCATCTTCTAAAACTTCTATAAGTACAGTTCTTACATATCTATCAATCCATTCTGGTCCTAAATCAAGAATAGCCTCAGGAACATACATAAATCCTGATAGTTTATAAGCATCAACATTAAATCCTTTGATAGTTGCGCTAATTTCAGATGTTATTGCATCCGTCAATTCGCCCCAAAGAACTTTTCCAGTGTACTCAGATGTAATAAATTTATTTACACCTGCAGGAACAGTCTTAAAGTACTTTAGCAAATCATGACTTGTCTTAATTTCTTCAAATACAAAATTTGATGTTGTCTCAGGAAAGATATTAATGTCAGTAACAGTTATAGATTGTTGGGGTGAGAATACTTTGTTGTAGAATTCTTTTTCCCCTACAGTTAGCGTTCTTAAACCCATCTTTGTTGCATTCTCTTTGTTTGCCTGTAGTTCATTAAAATCCGACTTATACTGACTAACAATCTCGCTTGAATTTGCTTCAATCAGCTGATGCATTGCTTCAACAATCTTTTCTGATTTTTGTTCCCCTGGTGCTTCATTTATTTCCTTAACTAATTCAAGATACTTTTCATTTTTTTCTAAATTTATCATTTCTTCTACCTCCAATATTCATCCCATGAGGATGTATTTTTATTTTCTAGTTCTTTTAATTCTCTATTCTCTTTTTCCAAAGACTTAAGTTTTGCTATTGTGGAATGAAAAGTCTTTGATTCTAACGACTGCTTTGCAGCACTTTCAATTTTTGACGTTGCAATTCCCCACTCTAATGCTTCATCTTCTGTTATCCATGTCTCAGCATCCATAATATCTTTTATGGTACTCTCCTCAAGGTTTGAACCTTCTTTGTAAATTTTAATTGAAGATTCCTCCATCTTTCTTAAGCCTGCTATTTCTTTTTCGAGTTCATTAGCATTCCCTGCTGTATATGTCCATGGATTATGCCACATGAGTAATGATCCGGTGTTCATAATTCTTTTGGATCCTGCCATGAAAATCACAGATGCAATTGAACAAGCAAACCCATCAACAATGGTTGTTACATTCTTTCCACTGTTTTTGAGCATGTTGTAGATTGCTAAACCTTCTGCAACTTCACCACCATATGAGTCGATATGTACATCAATATTTGGAGTTTCTACAGCATCAAGTTCTTTTTTAAAGCTAAATGCAGATACGTCCGATTCAATCCATCTCCATGATGTGATATCACCAAAAATACTTACTTCTGTAGTATCATCATCAATTTGCTTGAATTGAAAGAACTTTGCTGGTTTCTCTGATTCATTAGGCTTATTATTTAATGTCATGAAATATATATTTTTTATATTCACCCTTTCTCACCTCCTTTAAATTCTGATTCAGTTCCATAGTTTTTAGACCAGTGTCTGTCATCAGCTCCTTCATCTGTTGTAGGGAGCATTTTAAATAAGCCTCTAATCTCATTGTGAGTAAATCCAATTCCAAAGAGCTTTTCCAATGCCACTGCACTGTCTAAAATATCTCTATGATTAATTTTTGTAGCATCAATGAGTATTTGATCTCCTTTTAGATAATTAGCTTTAGAAATAAGCTTTGCGTTTAATTCATCTCCTATTAGCTCAAGAAATATTTCTACTCCTGTGGTTATCCAATCGTTCATTGCATTGCTTTTTTCGGTAGTTCTACCAATAAAAATATCGATAGGTATATTCATTCCTATAGCTACTGATTCCATTGTTGTATTTATCATTTTCACAATGTCTTCCGAATTTTGTCCTGTTACTTTGCCTAATTCCTCTAATTCTTCTCCAGTTTGCAATGGTACTATAGCATTGGGAGTAGTGAAAATCTTTTCGAATAATTTATCTACATATTGTTGTGCTTTTGTTTTTTCAATTTCTTCTCCCTCAGTTGTGGTATCTGGAGTTGCTCCGATTCCTCTTCTTGCTGTAGATGTTCCTGTATTAAATTTATATTTTTTCCCATTGTTCTGCTTGTAATTATTCACTGCAGCATCAAGAATCCCACTTAGCTTTTCATAAAAATCACTCATAGTCTTACTGATAGTCATATTCTCAATTGTAAGATATATCGCATCACCCATTAGATATGTTTTGTTCGTGTTTAAATTATTTATGACAACATCATAAAACTCCCATGGCTTGTATGCATATATTCGCTTAGAAAATGATTCTGCTAGAAAAAGTTCGTTCGTATAGCCTTGGACAATTAATACTTCTCCATTTTTAAAAAGTTGAGTAATGGCTTTATTCCAAAATACTGTAGCATTACTATTTTGATTGGGTCTAATGTTAAGAGTATAATAGAGATCATTTTTTACACTCATTAATTTGTTGCCCTCTTTTTTAATTCTTTGAAACTCACATTTGCTAATAACATTTGCATACAGCGTTATTCCTCGTTGTATAGCAAGCTCATTAACATATAGTTTGACTGCATCAGAGTAAATACTAGAAACTTCTACATAGTTTGCTTTGTTAAATAAAAAGTCTAATAATCCCAATCTCTCACCTCCTCCTATAAATATGGATTTCCATCTGGATTCCACTCTGGTATGTCTAACCGAGATCTCTCACTCATAGCATGTACAAGAGCCATGAATCCATCATTTTTCCTAAGCTTAGGCTCAATCTTAAAGTATGTTTTATTCCCTTTTCCATCTCTCTTAACACCTGTATTTTGTGTGAACCACCGCATACAAGGATCATCACCATATATCATATGTCCATTAGCATAAATAACATCCATTACTGGGGCAATTTCATTTTGTGTCCATCCACCTGATCTAACATGTACAATTTCACCATTAGGATTTTCCTTAGTCACAACACTTAATTCCCTTGCTTCAAAATCATCACTGATAGCTTCCCATCTAAATTTATCCATTGATAGAATCTGGACATTAAAAAAGACTGCGTTCTCAAAGAACCAGTCTAGGATTAAATTAGGATCAATCGTAGGAGTATCTACTATAGTTACAAAACCTTCATCCTCCCATTTTTGAAGAGGTGGCTTTATTGATTTGAAAAAAGGTGAATTTTTATTTATCCAGGTATGCTGCATCCAGCAATAATCATTTCCATTCTTCCAAAGAAATCCACCAGATGCAAAGTCATTTAATTCTGCGTAGTCCATCCCAAATATAGCTAATGCTTTATTGGGATTCGGTAGTGGTCTTTTGGTTTTTAATATTGTTTCCCATTTACAAAATACTGATTCTGCATCCTCTTTCGGTAAATTCATTCTTTTAGTGATGAAATCTGGTCTCATATGAGGCATATCTTGCATCAGCGCGTAGTCTGTTTCGATTTCTCTTTTCAATACTGGCATATAGGGTAATGATGGATTTGCTTTCACCCACATCTCAGGTTTGTCAATTTCTTTTTCATTATCTAACCTATAGAGTATAGGACATAGTTTTGAATTAGGAAGTAATCCTTTTAATCTTTTTTCTGACAATGCTTTATAGTCATCAAGTGGACCTTCACGAATAGATCCATCAGTGGTAATAATAACTACCCTTGGATTTTGAACTTTTCCTTTCCCTCTCATATGTACATTGATGTTTAAATAATTCTCATACTGATGAAATTCATTAAATATAATCATCCCTGGTCGCTTACCATCTTTAGTTTTACTATTTGAAGTATTGTAAGTAATTTTAGAATGTGTTTTTCTATTAATAATAACTTCAATCGTCCACCGGAAAAACTTCTTCATTTTGTCTTTATAGTCTTCCATCCGGTTATAGATAATTTCTGTTAGTCCCTTGGCTTGTTCTTCGCTATTTGCTACAACATCAACATTATAATTTTTTATACCATGGTAGTGTGTTGTCAGAAAATCTGCCAAAGGAGCCATAAATCCATCTTTGCCATTTCCTCTACCTTCCATGATGAAAAAAGTATCAAATGTAGTGAACAGCTTTGTTTCATCTTCATAAAAGAAAAACAAAGCATAAATAAACTTTTGGAATGGAAACATTTCATAGTAATATTTTTCAGTATATTCCAAGCACTTATAAAAAGTATCACTATCAAAATATGCATTAGATTTTAGTAAAGGTTTTACTATATTCTTAACGAGAAGTAAAATATCTGTTGATTTTGGTTCTTTGCTTTTTATATAATCATCTATTTCTTTACAATAGATCATCTTCATCAGCAGCCTTAGGTTTTTTTAGATCCAATTCCGTTAAAACTTTAAGCATCTGAGCATTCACTTTCAAAAGTCTATCAACAGATTCATTAGGCTTTGTTTGAAAGAAACCGTTCCCGGTTTTCACTCTTGATCTAATCCCTTTTGTGTGAATATCATCTATTAATAAATTTTTAAGTTTGATTAGTTCAACATAGTCCTCGATCATATCCTCATACTGTTTCCCAATCATTCCATTATCGTCTAATTGCTCCAATAAATCAGTACGAATTTCACACTCTTGTTTAAGTCTCAAATCATTGAGTTCATTATTTTTTCGTTTAGCCACCTATACCCACCCCCTTTATACGTGCGAAATAAAAAAAATCCCCACAGTCTACCCCCTTACAAACGCTTGCCTCAACGATTAGGTATTTTTGAGAATTACCCCGGGGGTATCTACCACCTTTCATCGTTTATCTGAGGTTTCTTTTTATATTCCTTGAACTTAAACCAAGCTCTACCTTCTACTTCGTTATGACATCTGTAGCAAAGACTAACTAAGTTCCATAACTCTTTGGCGTACTCAGGATATTTCTCCACCGAATATATATGATGAACAGTCTTAGCTATTGTTAGTGTCTTCTTTCTTTTGTTAGGATATTGTTCACTATCCCAATTATGATTACATCTTTGGCACTCATAATGGTCACGTTCTAATGCACTAGGTCTAAGTTCTACCATCCATTCAGCACGCCAATAAAACTTATTTTTTTCTCCTGCTTCCACCAGTTCCCTTACGTTGCTTCTCTTCAACTGGCTTCACCTCTGGAACTAATTCATTTTCTGTGTCATCTATATCAGGAAGTATATGTTGTTCTGTTTCTACAATAGTTACATCTTCCTTTAAATCTTTGGGAATAGAAATGCTGTGAAATACATTGAAACCTCTTTTTTCGTACAATCTAATATATTTAATGGCTTCCTCTGGGCTTTTAAATGTCATGTCCATCATCCAAAAGAAATCTCCTTTAGATAATCCATATACATTATTTACTTTATGATTCTGGTCAAGATATTTTTTTATATAATTTTCATCAACAAACTTTGAATTATTTGTTCCTACTAGATACATTACTTTCTACCTCCTATACTTATTTGTTTCTTATAAAAAAGACACCCTCTCGGATGCCTTACTTTTCATTTAACTTTTCTATATTTTTATTAAGTCTACCTAACTGTTTTATTATAAGCCAGTTCTGTTCGACTAATGCAGATAAGTAAGTAACCTTAGCCTGTTCTTCTGCTTTAGCAAAACTTAATGCCATACCAGCTTTAAATAAACTATTCCCTGTTAAATCGCCTGCTATTCGTTGTAATACTACTAAATCTTTCTTATCTAAATCTTCTAGTTGATATCTGTCCATAAATTGTTGTAATTTCTGCTCTTCTTTTTCTTCTTTACTTTTTTTCTCTCCAAACAGTGCCATATTTAACCACTCCTTTTCTACTATTATAATATATTAGAGTAATTACTTATAGACTTTTTTAATGCATCGGTTAAATGGACAATACCATTTCTCAACGTTTATCTTTACTACCCATATACATGTTTTGCATTTAGATTTATCTCTCATAATTTTCACCTATAAAAAAAAGAAACTGCAATTGCAGCTTCCTCGACTTTCTTATAGCATAACACAAGTTGGGTGACATAAAAGTGACATGTTTTTTAGAGATTATCTTTACTTATCTTTTTATGACTTATAAATGCATTAATGAGAAATAATACTACACTTGTTACTTTAAGAGTATAACTAATAATACTCGTGTCACCACTCCACCATGCTAGGATAATTGTAAGCAAAAAACAAACTGCCCCAAATATCCATGAATTTCTTGAAACAATATGTTTCTTATTAATATCTCTATCCAGTTCTTTCTTATTAATAATTAAGTAAACAACCAAAATTATTCCAATGACTATAAGTATTACACTAACCCAAAGTAACCAATCCATTTTTATCCCACCTTTTGTAAAATATATTATACCATATTTTTACTAATACATTTTATCTTTAATTAATTAATCTTGATATATTGAGTTATCCATATCTTATAATTGTGTGTAACTCACACTAGTATAGGTTTCGCTTGTAATATCAATACTTTGAGCTAGATTCCCAAATATCAATTCACCCTCACCTCATTATGTGTAACTGCTAATATATTTTAAATTTTCTTATTGCAATATTAGCTGTTTCTTGATTGATTCCTATGTATCTCAAAGTAACACTTGGATGACTATGATTAAAGATTGCTTGTAGTGTAACAACATCCTTTGTTTGTTTATAGAAGTGATATCCAAATGTTTTCCTTAATGTATGTGTACCGATTCCTTCAAGCCCGAATCTTTCGCCAGCTTCTCTTAAAATTTTATATGCCATGCTTCTACTTAATGGTTGATTATATCCTTCACGAGATTGGATAAGATATTGTTCAGAATCTGTCTTATCTTCTAGATAAAATTTTAGTTCCTTCTTTAGAATAGGATTAATTTCTACTACTTTCTGTTTACCAGTTTTCTTCTCTCTTATATTAATGTAAGTTTTATCTTTTACATCTGCAATCCTTAATTTCAAAATGTCACTAATTCTAAGGCCTGTATAAATCCCACATAAATACATTACATAGTTTCTTTCACAATTATTCTTTATATAAGATCCAATGTCTCTTACTAAATGTTGATCACGTATTGGTTGTACATAATTCATATTTTCACCTTCTTCTATTTTTTAGTTGTACATCTGTTAAGATATGAGTAACTGATAAGCAAAAAAAGAAACTGGATCACTCACAGTTTCTTACCTTCAACTTTACATAATAACTAATTGTGTTAAACTCCAAAAACAATCCTTAAACCCACTTAATACTAAGCAATTATTCTATTCTGAAATATTCAATTTTTTAATACCTTCATTATGTAAAATTCACTGTCTAAAAAAAGAAACTGCCTAAGCAGAATCTTCAATTTACTAATGATTACTGATAATGAACTCTCCATAGTTTCTTCTACCACTAATATCCTTGCATAAGGAATATCTAACCTCTTGCTCCATGATATGAAAACCTTTAAAGATATCTCTGATAAATTTATCCTTATTAATAGTGATCATGAACTTGCTTTTCATACTTTTACATAACTCAGCTAATTTTATGTACTGTTCATCTGTAAAATGTCCTACAGGATAATCACAGGTATTTCTATATGGAGGATCCATGAAGAAGAAAGTTTCTGGACTATCATAAATCCGAATAATATCTTCGAAACTCTTATTTTCGATGGTCACTCTTTTCAGTCTTTCATAGGTATTCAAAATATCATCATGAATTTTATCAATATTTAAATTACTCTTTCCCTTAGCTGTTCCAAAACTAGGATTTACTATACTGGAACCGAAGCCAGCCTTTACCAGGTAATAAAAAATATGAGCTCGCTCAATGCAATCCTCATATTCGTTTTGCTTATATATTTCTTTATACTGCATAAAGGTTTCTCTACTTATTAGTGTAAAGTTAAAACTTTCAATTAACTGATCAGGACAATTTTTCACTACCCACCAGAAATTCATTAGATTAGAATCATAGTCATTTAGAACTTCCCACTTAGATGCTTCTTTACCAAAGAGTAGCCACCCTGCCCCTCCAAACACTTCTACATATCCTTTATGATCAGGTATCATTGGGAGTAATTTCTTAATCATTCGAGACTTACCCCCTACCCAAGAAATTGGACTCTTCATATATTTACTTTTCATCTCCTATTTTTATTCACCAGTGGCTTTGGCATAAAAAAAGAACTGTTTTCACAGCTCCTTGGATTATGTATATCTTAACACAGTTAAGGTGACATAAAAGTGACATGTTATAAAATTAATTCACCATAATAATGATAATGTATAATATCAATAATTAGTTAACAAATGTAGTATTTTTTACCTTCCATTTTTCCAATGCAATACCTAGCCAAAAACTGTAAATTCCTAAAGTGATAATAGTGAAAAAAAGCCATTTAATCCAATTTCCAAATAATCCAACTGCACTTCCATTAAATTGTAGTCTTCTTCCTTCTATAACTGTATGATTAGTTTTCCACCCATATACCATACATAAAGCCCATGGATAACAGATACCGAATGTAAAACTAGTTATTAGTGCTCCCAATATAGACCATCCAATTAATTGAAGTAGCCCTCCATCAAAATATGAATCCTGTTTTACATTTTCTCGTTGCGCAATACCATCCATTGATCTACCTCCTCATTTTATATGCTTATTCTACACTATTTTCCAAATTAATACAATATTTTTACAAAAAAAGGCTTTATTAAAAATTGCTTCTATTTTATTCAATCCCAAACAAAACAATACCAACCTTCTCTATTATCCTTTTATTAATCCTAATAATTTGCCTTTCACTATAACCTAAGAAACTTGCTATATCTTTATACCTTATACACTTTTTATATTTCATTTCAACAATCTTTCTTTCGCCATCATCTAATAATGATATTGCATAGTCAATACTACTAATTACATTTTCTTTTATCTTAATTTCTTTTCCCCATGTTTCTTTTATTCTCTCTAAGCTCTCAAATTCATCCCCTACAGGATCACTAATTTTTCTATTATCGCTTTTAGCTAGTGATAGTCTTGTAGCCGAAACTCCCTGGTAATCGAGCTCGGCTAAATCTTTCTTTCTTAATTCTATATATCCCTTCAAAAACTTGTAATCATATAAAGCTTTCTCAGTCTTTTTATAATTGCTATCCACCTTTGTCATGTTACTCCCCCTTTGATGGAGATTATCTTTTAGTCTCTTTTATCTTTATTTCTTTACCGCACCATGGGCAATATTTAATACCTTTTATACTAAGTGCTAAAATTATAATTGCTCGATTGCAACAAATGTTCATGTCAAATTTCATCTACCCAACCTAGAATGGTAAATCATCATCTTCAATGGGAGTGAAATCATCTAAAGGTGTTCCAAATCCCTCTGAACTACTTTTGTCACTTTCCTTCTTGCTATCTAAAAATTGCACTTCCTCTGCAACAACTTCAACTACATACCTTTTCGTACCATCATTGGCATTATAACTCCTAGTTTGCAATCTCCCAAATATTGCAGCTTGGCTACCTTTATGTAAATACTTTGAACTATTTTCTCCCATTGACCCCCAAACAATTACTGAAATATAATCTGCTTGTTTTTTCTGGTCTTTCTTACCTCTTCTATCAATGGCTAAAGTAAAACCAGCTACTGGTGATCCTTGTGAAGTATATCTAAGTTCAGGCGCTTTCGTTAATCTACCAACTAACATTACTTTATTCATTTTCAAATCCCTCCATCTCAGTGATAAACTCTAAAAGCTCCGCTTTGTCATCATTTTCTAAATGAGATGCCACTGTGATTCCCCTTAATATATTAAACTTGGTATCATTATTCATTCACATACTCCCTTTCATTTGTATACTGATTTTGTTCTACCCTTTTCACCTCATCAAATCTAAAACTTTCTAAGCAGTTTCTATTTCTCAATTTAATTTCGCATAGTACGAAATATGGATAAACTTTTATTACTTTTGCAACTTCCTTTTGCTTAACTTTTTCATTATTCTCTCGAACATATCTATGTACTAAAACATTTTCACCTTCACTATAATTACTATCTACTTGTGCAGAGAAACTATCATTTTTATATGAGTGATACTCTTTTCTTTTTCTCAAGTATCTGACTCTCTTGCATTTTTCACTACAAGTAACTGAAACTGTTTTAGTTTCAAAAGTGATTCCACATTCCACGCATATTTTTTTCATGATCTTATCCTCTTAAATTTCTTTCATATTTTCTTTCTTACTATTCTTATTATGGATATAAGTTATATCTTGTACTTATAACCTCTACTGGCTATTTTAATTCTCTTAATTTATATTTAACTATCTCTTTCTCCCCTTTTATTCGTGATTTACTTGAAATGTGACCTATAGTCGCTTGGCAATTTCATATATTACGTTTACTGTTACTGAATTACCAGCTTGCTTGTAAAGTTGACTATCAGAATTTACTTCGGCTGCTCTTTCAAAATATTCATCAGGAAAGCCTTGAAGTCTAAAACACTCTTTTGCCGTAAATCTTCTGAGTTTGAACCCTGGCAATAACACACCACTTTGACAACTTGTTGTTAGTGTAGGTGATGCTTGTTTTTGCACTCTGCCTCTGCCAGTAGTTCCATTTATATAATCAAGTCTTATTCCATCACCTATAAAAGCTTTTGAATATCCTTGTTTTACATTGTCTTTTATTCTTACCGCTTGTGCATACTGTTCACGTTCAATAATGTACGACCCTGTTCCCTCTGCCCTATATCTTGCTGTAAGGCAATTTGCGATATTTTGTTGTCCTTGTAACTCAACAACCTTTCCACCGCTGTTTCCGATAGGAAATACTTCTCCTCCACTGTATTTTCCAAGATGTCCGACAATAAACACCCTTTCTCTGTTGTGGGGCACTCCGAGATTTTTGCTGTTAAGCACCTGATACTCGAACCAATACCCCAATTCCCCCAAAGTTGCGAGGATTGTTCCGAAAGTTTTTCCTCCATCGTGTGAAAGAAGTCCGGCAACATTTTCAGCGAAAAGATATTTAGGTTTTCGTACTGCCGCCAACCGCATGACTTCAAAGAATAGAGTTCCTCGTGTATCTTCGAAGCCACCTCTGTTTCCAGCAATGGAAAAGCTTTGACAAGGAAATCCGAAACAGTAGCAATCGGCATCTGGCAAATCTCCAGGCTCAACTGCTCGTATGTCTGTTGCATAAAATTCACTCTCCTTTGGCTTGTGCATCGCTGCGTAACTTTTATTCGCATATTTATCTATTTCTACATGACCTAGACACTCATGTCTAGCCATTTCCATTCCTAACCTAAAACCGCCAATACCACTAAATAAATCTAAAAACCTCACTTATGTAATCACCTCACTTGTTGCACATTTTATTCAATTTACGAAACACACTGCAATTCTTTCTGTGCCCCACAATCTAAACATAATTCTATTTTCACATACTTATCTTTATCAATTTTTCTCTTTGCTGGGATTGTAATATTGCCACAGTTACTACATACACATTGATGATTTATTTTCATAGCAATATTAGTTAACCGTTCAAACTCTTTCATATCTCCATTCATATATCTCACTACAGCTCTTGTGCAATGTTCTAATACTTCTTTAGTCAACCTTTACGCCCCCTTATTTTTATTCCTACCGAGTATCACTACCCAGTAAGGATCATCTACTGGAATGTAAGCTTTATTTTCTTTACCACACTTTGAACAAATCACTGTTTCTTTTAGGCACCAGGTACGCATGCCACATGTGCAATTATATTTTAGAAACCTATCATCTTTTCGCTTAAGCATAACTACCCTCAAAAGCACTCTTCATGTTTTTCAGTACTCTTAACTTTTCCGATGATATTGAATTGTTCTATGTTCTTACCGTCTTCACCTATCAGAGGAAAAAATATCTGATTAGGCTTATTTGGCAAACTATATTGTGATATTGCTCCTTGTCTTGTCATTGCTACAATATTTATGATTCTTTTCCGCTCAACGTCATAAGCTTGTTTCATCTATGCACCTCCAGACGATTGCAATTTTTCACGTGGAAATCATGATCACTTATACCGCAACTTGTACATCTTCGCACACCGAGATACTTATCACGCTTAAATAGCTTTACCTCGTTGCAATATGGGCAAAAGTACTTCCTTTTCAATTTATTTATCTTCACGTAGTCAGGTTTCACTTTGTCTACATAGAGCAGATCTGTGATATTAATTTGCCGAAGCATGAAAGTCACTTCCTAGACTGTTGCGAAGTAGTTTAGCCTCGATATCGTCATAATCATAATCATTGTGATCATTAGAAATTTTCTGTATTGCCCTACCTCCGCCACTTGGTGGTATCGGATTATTAGGCGGTGAATAATTTATATAATCTATATATGGTTCATCTGGTCCAAAAAATGTAGCTAAGTGCTTAATATATCTTTCTTCAAGTTTTTGAGCCCTGCAGTATCTTGCATAATTAATAGCAGCCTTCAACATAATCTCGGGATCGTGCTTTTGTTTCACTCTAGCAATAAATGCTTTTCGCGCTTTAGCCTTTTCTTTTCTACGCGGATATATAATCCATATCTTTTCAAATTCCTCAATATATTTATTGTCTTTGCGATCCTCATTCTTACTGTGGTCTGGATCCGCTCCCCTTGGTTCACTTTCACCAAGATTCTCAGCAGGGACTTCTTTACAAACATTCTGAATTTGATTTTCAGGCAAATCACACACATATGTTTTTTTGCTAATGCTACTGCTATTGCTTATGCTAATGCTAGAGATAGAGTATAGATACTCTATAAATACTCTATCTAAATACTCACTTTTCTTATTACAAATGCTAATAAAGCTCTCTGTGAATTCGAAGGTTTTAACTTCCTCAAGATCTTTTTTTATAGCAGCCTTTGCCTTTGGTGAATTGCTACTATTATGCTTAAACCAATTAAGAATCATTAGCTCACTATTTTCAAATGAATATAGTACTTTTCCGTACTCAATAAACTTATGTATTAGCTTCTTTACTGTATCCTGATTGTATCCAGTTTCATGTGCTATGTTTCGTATTGTAATCTGATAGATCCCAAGCAAATTGGTATAGTCATTTGTCATTAGGTATAAATAAAAATACTTCTCCTCCGGAGTCAAGTCTTGCATATCAACATCACACCAGAAAGAAGTCTCTATCTTTCGATATAATGCCATAATTATCCCTCCTCAGATATTTCACTAAATAAGTCGTTTATTTCAACCTCATTGGATACAATCTCACATTCATAGAACAACATTAAATTTATTAATGAAGATTTTAGATCATTTAGCAGCTTCAACTCTTCCTCTTCTTTCATAGTGACTGGTGCTAAATTTATGTTGTTTTTTATTTTCCTAAGTTCTTGATTTTTATATCTAATCTGGCAAGTTACATAATCTAAAACTTCTATCCTATTATTCTTGTCCATAATAATCCCCCAATAATTGTTTAATATCCTTGCAAACACTTTATTATCATGTCTTTAACTTCTTGTACTGAAAATACTTTGTCACCTTTGATCAAATCTAATTCTTTTAAAGTCTGTTTTGCCATTTGATCACATGTTTTAGGTAAATTCTTATTTACCTCTGCTAAACTATTCCAAAATTTATCAAATTGACTTTGATTTTCTCGTGTATTTTCATAGATCATTTATTTTTCCTCCTCAATTTAAAGCTAGCAAATATAATATTATTAGCAGGGGAGCACACTCTCCCCTCTCTATATAATTAAAAATTACAGTATGCAGTATAGGCATAACTTTCTGATCTCATATCCATCTGATTATTCATTTCACGCTCTAAATTTTTAATTGCCTTCTCATCAAGTCCTAATGCCTTTGCTGCTAAGATCATATAGCCAATTGCTTCTCCATTATTCATTTTTGGGCATCCTCCTTATTTTTTTTGCTAATTTTATAGTCAATATGATATAATTTATTAAAGATATTTTTTATCTAGCCTTGAGTTGAAATAGTTTGGTCGCTGTTCAACTCTTTTTTTATGCTTAATCTTAACTCTTGAATGGTCTTTTCCATCTTGTCAAAGAAATTCATGACAAAATCTAGTTCTACAATTTCACTATCATCTATAATTCCGTCCTCTGTAATATCCAACAACTTATCCTTTGCATCTTCTAATTCTCTAAGAGAACGAATCATTTGAAGGCTCACTACTGCTAAATCTTTGTTATCCAGTTTGTTATAATGATTTGCTCCAATGGGGCATTTGTCAGTGCAGTAATGATTAATTAAGAGGGGATCACCATATAGATCACTCATTAGTAATACTGATTCTGCTCCTGGTACACATTTATCTGTTTCCCATTTTCCAATTGTCTCTGGCTCTACATAAAGACTTCTAGAAGCTTCCTCCCTACTACTTATTCCAGCAAGTTTTCTAGCTCTGAAATACATATTTCCTATTGCTTTTGTTGCTTGGCGAGTCATTTTATTCTCACTTCCTTTCATTTATAATTAAGTTATAAAGAACTTTCTTTCGTAGTTGTCCATCATTTGCTCGTTTGAGCAGCCTTAGCCACTCTCCATATGTACTTTATCCTTCCTTCACTTCATCCCTCTTCAAACTCTCTTCAACCAAATGTTGTTTGTATGACTGATACATCTGCCGGGTGAATCTCTTCGATGCTTCCGGCAAAGCCTCCGGGTTAATGATTTCGACCGTAAGCCGTTTCTCATTTTTCTTAGGCACATGCTCACCCCCTTACTTTAAGTTATGTGTTACTATATTTGTCCTATCACTAATTACTCACACATCTCAATCATGGTATAATATTCATGAAAGGAGGTGTTGAAAATGATTCGTATTACATTTATAGATGGAGAGCATATCGATATTTCAAGGGATACGACGTTAATAGGTATTAATAATAGTTCAAGAAATAAACGAGATGAAACATTCTACTTACAACAGGAATATAACAGTATTGTCGATAATGGGTTAAGTCTATTAACGACAGATGAACGCCTAGGTATTACAGGCTTCATTTTGTCCTTTGATTGTTTTACACTCGGCGAAAGTGAAAATGAAACTATCTACTTAAAGTCAGCTGTTAAATCTATCTCTGTAATTTAAGTTTATGACGTCGTGCTATATTTTCTACTAGTACGACGTGATTACTATTTAATAAGTTATTAACCATTAACTCTTTCCATCTTTGATAGAATTCATATTCAAGCTTAGGTACATAAAATTTTTGAAGTACTTTATTTCCGTTTTTCTCGCATTTAACTTCATAATTTGAATATATCTGTAGTTCATCAACTATACTACTCGTAATAGAACTGTCAAAATTATTAATCTGAAATATCTTCATTTTGTCTTCCATACTTTTCCACCCCCCTACCCTGTTTCCTTTTCATCTATCGAAAGATTAATTTCTATCCTTACTCTTTCAATTTCTTAGTTATTTGTACGTAGTTCTTGTAATAGTTTCTGTTGTTTTTGCAGAAGTTTTTCCAACTCATTCATGCCTTCTAAGTTTATTGAAGTTTTTATTTTGACTCTTTCCAACTTTCTCACCCCCTAACTCTAATTAAACATATGGTACCTTTAACGTCTCAGGTTGATAAGACAACAAAATATTGACACTAGAAGAGCAAATAAAGCAACAATCAATTGAAAATTAATTTCCAACAAACCTTCCACCCCCCTACCCTGTTTCCTTAAAATTTTCATCATCATCAAAAAACTTTGTCCAATCAAACTCTAGAACAGATGCTATTTTTTTTGCTAGTTTTACAGATGGTAATCTTTCTCCTGCTTCAATTTTCCGGATGTATATTTCCGAACAACCTACTATATTTGATAATTGTTCTTGAGTGATCTCTTTTTTTGTCCTAAGTATTGACAGTTGCATTATTTATCCCCTCCTTTGATACGTATTGTATCAGATACATAATGTATCAGTCAATAGTTTTTGAAACTTTTTGTATATTTTATTGATTATGGATACACAGAGTATCTATAATCAAATTAGGAGTGATGCTTATGTTAGGTAATATTTTAAAAGAGTTACGTGGTGAAAGAAGTCAAGAGGAGATTTCAGAGCAATTAGGTATATCTAGAGCACGATATTCTCACTATGAAACTGATAGAAGAGAACCTGATATAGAAACTCTAAAATTGTTATCAGATTTTTATAAAGTATCCATAGATTACTTACTTGGCAAAACAAAGGATCCTATTCCTTACCATATAATTAGTGAAGACATAGAACTCACCCCAAAGGAACGTTTAAAAGAACTCTTTCAACATCCAAAAATTAGGGATAAAGAGCTTGCCTTTAAAGACTTTGATTCAATGGATGATGAAGATATAGAATCAATTATTGAATATGTAGAAGCTAGATATTTACTTGCTGAGAAGAGAAAAAACGACAATAGAGAATGACAACTACGGTTTAATAAGTGAGCCGTAGTTTTTTTTAAGTGTTATTGCATAATTTGTAATATAGGGTAAATAATTATTGATTTATCTGTTTTTATATCAATTATTGAATATTACCAGAAAAATATGATTAAAAATTAATTTTATAATGAATAAAGATAAATTAACTATCACAAGATGTTGTGATTCGAGGGGGAAAATTATGTATATTAAATGTGTTGAAATACAGAATTTTAGAAAACTTAAATCTTGTCGTATCGAATTTACTGAAGAAACAACTTTATTTGTTGGTGCAAATAATAGTGGAAAAACCTCCGCAATGGATGCTCTTGTAAAATTCTTAATTCGAAGTAATCAATTTACGATAATGGACTTTACCTTATCTAATTGGAGCGTTATTAATAACATAGGTATGAAATGGGAATCCAATTACAGTGAAAATATTAGTTTGGAATCATCAATAGATGAATGGAAAGATATACTACCTACTATGGATGTCTGGCTTCAAGTTGAAGAAAATGAAATACATTATGTAACACATCTTATACCCACTTTAAGCTGGAAAGGAGGTTTGTTAGGAGTTCGATTGAGACTTGAACCAAAAGATATTGATACTCTACTCTATGATTATTGTATATCAAGAGCTAAAGCTAAAAAAACCATATCTGATGCTCAAATAGATCACGGAGAGGATCCTATTGCTTTAGAACTATGGCCAAGAAATATGAGAGATTTTTTAGACAAAACTCTTCTAACTCATTTTACTATAAGAGCTTACTTACTAGATGATTCAAAATATAGAACTGTTAGCAATCATATAGTTACTCCACAAGATCTATCCAATGAAAATGAGCCATTAGATAAAGATCCTTTTAAAGGTTTAATCCTTATACATAACATAGATGCTCAGCGTGGTTTTTCTGATCCAGACAGAAAAAATGATTTATCAGAAAGTAACGTAACAAGTAATAAAAACGTTGGAATGCTTTCTTCACAGTTGAGAACATATTACTCTAAGCATTTAAATCCAACAATCGCCCCTAACTCTAAAGATATAGGAGCTTTAGATGCCATTGAAAGAGCACAAAAATCCTTTGATGAAAATTTAAAAAAGGGATTTGAAGAAGCAATTCTAGAACTAAGTAAATTAGGTTATCCTGGATTTTCTGATCCCAAGATAACAATATCTACAAAAATAAGACCTATTGATAGCCTAAATCATAATTCAGCTGTTCAATTTGAACTTATGAGTGAAAATCCTGAAAATAATACAGTTCCTTTAAGATTACCAGAACAATATAATGGTTTAGGTTATCAAAACCTAATTTCTATGGTTTTTAAGTTGATGCAATTTCGTGATGAATGGATGCAAGTAGGCAAATTAGAAGAAAGTTTAAAATCTGATAGTAGTTATTTGATACCCCCATTACACCTTGTCTTAATTGAAGAACCAGAAGCACACCTACATATTCAAGTCCAACAAGTCTTTATTAAAAAGGCATATGATATTTTACGTAATCATGAAAATTTAAAGGAAAATAATAATTTCACAACACAAATGGTTGTTAGTACACATTCCAGTAGTATTGCTCATGAAATGAACTTTAGTTGCCTCCGATATTTTCGTAGAATAGCTGTTATTAAAGAAGGTGAAGTACCCACAACTAATATAATAAATTTATCTGAAGTATTCGGTCAAAAAAATAAAGAAGATAAAATAGGTGAAACTAATCGATTTGTGAGCAGATATATAAAATCAACACATTGTGATTTATTCTTTGCAGATGCAGCTATATTAATAGAAGGTCCTGCAGAGCGAATGTTGATTCCTCATTTCATTCGACATAATTTTGTAAAATTAAATCAATCATATATTTCTTTGTTAGAAATAGGTGGTAGTCATGCTCATCGTTTAAAACCTTTAATTGAATCTTTAGGAATAACAACTTTAATAATTACTGACTTAGACTGTAAAGATCCTTCTACCGGAAAAAAAGTACAACCCTCTAAAAATAAAGGATTAGAAAGTAGAAATACAACTTTAAGAAGTTGGATTCCTGGAGAATCAAGTATCGATAAATTATTGAATCTAAATTCAGACGATAAAGTAAAAAAATCTGATGATTTTTTTAATATACGAGTAGCTTATCAGTATCCTATTAATATTAAATTAGACAAAAATACTACTGTAGATGCATTGTCGAATACATTTGAAGATGCATTAGTCTTCAGTAATTTAGATACCTTTAAAAAGCTAGAGGGAAATGGATTAATTAAAAAATTTAACGATGTAATTAATAAAAGTACAAAGGTTACAGAATTAGAAGATAGTTTTTTTAATATATTAAAGAGTTCAAATACAAATAAAGGTGAATTTTCTTTAGATCTGCTTTATTTAGAAGATCCCGAAACTCTAAATATACCAAACTATATTCATGAAGGTTTAACCTGGTTACAAGAGCAATTAGAAACAAAAAAAGAATGTGTTATAAAACATTCTTTACAAAAAATTCAGATACCTGTAACGGAGGGTATTTAAATGAACGTTAATAGCGATAATCATTTTGATGATCATATAGATGAGGATATTATAGAATGTCTAAATTTAAAAAATCCTAAAAGTTTTTTTTTATTCGCTGGTGCAGGGTCAGGAAAAACTCGCTCGTTAGTTGAAACACTTAGCGAATTTAAAAAAAATAATGGTAAACAGTTAAGACGATATGGTAAACGTGTAGCAATTATTACATATACTAACGCAGCTTGTGAAGAAATTAAAAGTCGTTTAGAATATGATTCATTATTTTCCGTGTCTACTATTCATAGTTTTATTTGGGATTTAATTAAAAATTTTCAAAGTGATATTAAAGATTGGTTAACTATAAATCTTAAAGAACAAATTAAAGATTTGGAACTTCAGAATAAAAATGGTCGATCAGGAACTAAAACCGCAATAAATCGTGAGAAAAGTATTGAAAGCAAAAAGAAAAGATTAGAAAACCTAAAATCCATTAAATCATTTATATATAACCCTAATGGAGATAATCGTACAAGAGATTCATTAAATCACTCAGAAGTAATAAATATTGGTGCTTCTTTTTTAAATAATGACTTAATGCAAAAGATATTAATTAAAGGTTTCCCAATTCTTCTAATAGATGAAAGTCAAGATACAAATAAGAATTTAATGAACGCCTTTCTTTTAGTTCAAAAAATGCATTCTAATGAATTTTTACTGGGACTATTTGGTGATACAATGCAACGTATATATAATGATGGTAAAGTAGATTTAGGAATAGATCTACCAGAAGATTGGATGAAACCGGCTAAAATAATGAATCATCGCTGTCCTCCAAGAATAGTTAAATTAATTAATAAAATTAGATCTTCAGTTGATCAACAACAACAAAGGCCTAGAGCAGATAAAAAAGAGGGTACTGTAAGGTTATTTCTTTCAAATAATTCACCCAATAAAGATTTAACAGAGAAAAATGTAACTGAAAAAATGGCTATAATTACAAATGATTCGTTATGGTGTTCAGATTCTAAAACTCTTATTCTTGAACATCATATGGCAGCAAGTAGAATGGGATTTATAGACTTATTTGAACCTCTATATAAAGCTGATGTCCATGGATTATTGGATGGTTCAATCCCTGAATTAAGATTCTTTACACAACTTATTCTGCCAATAAAAATTGCAAAGGACCATGAGGATCAGTTTTCTATCGCTCGTATCGCAAGAACTTACTCTAATTTAATGAGTAAACAAAGTATGTCAGAAAAAAAAGATAATCAGTTAGATTTAATTCAAGCTACCAATGAAGCAGTAAGTCAGTTGTTATCACTCTGGGAAAATAACAACGACCCTCTTCTAATTGATATATTAAAATGTGTAGCTAAAACAAATCTATTTAATATTCCACATAGTCTATATCCTATAGTATATAGAGATGAGAAAAAAATTATAAAACTTGAAGATACAACAGAAAATGGTGAAACGACTATATTTGATACTTGGGAAAAATGCTTAAGTACACCATTTAGTCAAATTATTAAATATGATACATATACTACTGATCAGTCCAATTTTGCTACTCATCAAGGTGTAAAAGGTCTTGAATTTCCACGTGTCATAGTTATCATTGATGATAGTGAAGCAAAAGGTTTTTCTTTTAGTTATGAAAGGTTATTTGGAGCAAAAGAAAAAACCACCACAGACTTGAAAAATATAAAGGAAGGTAAAGAAACTAGCATTGAACGTACACGACGATTATTTTATGTGACATGTAGTCGTGCTAAAGAAAGTTTAGCAATTGTTGCATATTCATCTAACCCTGAAAAGATAAAAAAATCCGTATTAGCAGAAAAATGGTTTGATGAAAAAGAAATAGAATTTATTTAAATATATTTGGAGGGATTTCTAATGAAATTTGCAACTGCTAAAGAAATAATTCAATTATTAGAAGATAATGATATATACTCTGCTGTTGGTAACATATCGATGAATTTAAACGGTACTTCTGTAGTAATTAAACAGAATGATACTGTAGGAAACATTTTACAAGAATGGCTTGGTCAATTTCTTAAGGAACAAGATATTTATTTTCGTCCAGCGAGAGGTCAAACATTTCCTGATTTTTATTTAAGTGAATATGATGACAGAAATTTGTGTGAGATGAAAACATATCTTGCAAATAAAAGCCCTGCATTTGATATTGCTAATTTTTTAGGTTACACTAACTCTCTAGTTTCATCCCCATATAGACTTGATAGTGATTATTTAATTTGTTCTTACTTAAGTGATGAATTTGGAAATATTTCAATTAAAGAAATGTGGTGTAAGAAGGTTTGGGAAATAGCTGGACCAGCTATTGATTATCCACTTAAATGTCAAAGAAAAAATGGACAAATAGTAAATATAAGGCCTGTTAGTTGGATGTCTGAAAGATCTAAACTAAGACCTTTTTCATGCAAAGAAGAATTTTTGGTTGCATTATATCAGACTCATCTTACATATACAAACCAAGCTAGAGTTTCAAGAGCATGGTTAAAACAGATAGTAGATGGATATCAGATATTTTGTGGAGAAGATATGGCGTATAAAATTGATAATTTTTGGTAAATAGTTAGAGAGATTAACCCTCTCTAACTATTATTATTAATATAAGAAACAGCTAAACGTTTAGCGATTTCTTTGATAACAGGAATACAAACTGTATTACCTAATAAATCAAATGCTTCTTTTTCTTTTAAAAAAGATAAATCATAATCTTCAGGGAAGCCACTTAATCTCTGTGCTTCACGTATAGTTAAACGTCTTAATCCTCCATTATCTACTACTCCAAGGCGTGATACATCCATAGCCACTAGCGTTGGCGCTAATCGATTTGGATCTAAAATCTTAGTAAATTCAAATGATAGCTTACCAGCTACAATATTATAACCTTTTGGTTTTGTTGTGTCGGGAACTCTTTTATCTTCTACAAGTTTTCGTGGATACTCTATTTTTAAGTAACCTTTGTTAACCAAATCATTTAGACTATCTTCTATATCTGGACTATTAATAAAAGTTTGAATTTGATTTAATGTTAAAGGCATACCATCCATCCAATCAATCCCAATTTCTTCTGCCCACTTTTTTTTTCGTCTTTCTCTTAAAAGCTTATTAAGTAAAATTCTTTGTTCTTGTGTTGTTTCTCCCTTTAACTCAATTTCCCAACTATGTATATTATCTGTACCACCACGTTTATCTTTAATAGCTTTTCCAATAACTTCTTCTGGTTTGAAGTTTTTAAAAAGTTTTTTAGTGAAAAGAGAATTAACTGTAGGAATTCCATGTTCTAAAATATCTCCTAGAACCTGTGTCGAAACCGGAAAATTATCTAAATTTATTTTGTATTTCTTAGTTCCTACAATATATACCCTTTTTCTTGATTGCGCCATGCCAAAATATTTACTATCTAATAATTTCCAAGACACTTCATAATCTAATCTTTCTAATTTATCAATAATGACTTCTAATGTTTTTCCTTTATTGTGATTTACTAGTCCTTCTACATTTTCTAATAAAAAACCATATGGCTTTTTATTCATTATTATTCTTTCGATTTCAAAGAATAATGTCCCTCTAGTATCAGTAAAACCCAGTCCTTTTCCTGCAGATGAAAATGGTTGACATGGAAAACCAGCTAATAAGAAATCAAAATCATCTATACTATTACTCTTTATTGTTGTAATATCTCCAGAGACTTTTTCACCTTGAAAATAGTTTTCATAAGCTTTAATTGCATACTCTTTAATTTCGCTACTAAAAACACATTGTGTTTCTAATCCTTTTTCATGTAGAGCTTGTTCAAAACCAAGTCTTATTCCCCCCAAACCTGCAAATAAATCAATAAATCTAATAGGACGATTAATATCATCTTTTAGTAATTGAATTTGTGTTTCAATTAATGAACGACATTTTTCAGAAAAACTGTCACCGGATGCGTACATATTTATATCATTTATAAGTTTATTAGTTATATATAATTTACAACCAGTCTTTTTTTCATTCTCTGGGAGCTCATTTCTACCAGCTCCCTCACGTTTACCACCTTGCATATTATCAGTTCTCCTTTAAAGTATAAGATAATTATATCTTATATATTTTGATTTTTCAACCCTATAAATCAAAATAACTATTGTTTTTAGAACATATGTTCTGATATAATGTATTAACATTATACTCTAAATTTACTCATATTTAAAGGAGGTAATAAATGTTTTTTCGAATGCTTCAACGTGCCAATTTTCTCCTAACTGAATATCAAATTTTTGACTTTCCTATACAGTTAGATACCATTGACCAGATTATTAAAGATCTGAATATTAAAATCATAATAAAAAACAATCTCAAATCTTCTATGTATCTAGATGGCGAGTTAACTATTGGAGACTATGTTTCCCAGCAATACCGTGAGAATCTTATACATGAAGTGTGTCATATTACTCAACATGCAGCAAATGCGTTTAATAATGATAATACTACTATTGCTAAGAATGAAGCGCAAGCGAACGCCTTCGCTGCTTACTTCCTCATGCCTGTCTTCATCTTCGAATCAGATCTATCACAAGGATGCAACGATTTTGAACTATCTGAAAACTTTGGAGTAAATATTGAATTTGTACGCTACCGAAAAACTCTCACTGAAAGTCTTATACATATTGGCTACTTCGATGAAATATATAATACTAAGGTGATGAAATGAAAATAGCTATCTATAGTCGTAAATCTATTGAGACAGATACTGGTGAGAGTATAAAGAATCAAATTAATATGTGTAAGGAATACTTCAATCATAAATACTCTGATTGTAAATTTGAGATATTTGAGGATGAAGGTTTTTCTGGTGGTAATATTAATCGACCTGACTTTAAACGAATGATGGAGCTTGTGAAGTTTAAGCAGTTTGATGTAGTTGCAGTATACAAGATTGATAGGATTGCTAGAAATATCGTTGACTTTGTAAATGTTTATGATGAATTAGATAAAATGGGGGTTCAACTTGTTAGTATTACGGAAGGTTTTGATCCTACTACTCCTGCAGGTAAAATGATGATGTTGCTTCTTGCTAGTTTCTCTGAAATGGAGCGAATGAATATCTCTCAAAGGGTTAGAGACAATATGCGTGAGCTGGCTAAATTGGGCTACTGGAGCGGTGGTTCTCCTCCTACTGGGTACAACTCAACACGAATTGATTTGAATGGTAAAAGCGTTGCTTTTTTAGTAGCTAATGACGAGCTAGTTAATATTAAAACTATATTTGAAATGTACGCAAGTGGTCACTTCCCTATGGAGATCACAAATTATTTTAAAGAAAAAGGATTCAACTACCCTACCGATTCAATCTTAGATTTTATTAAAAATCCAACCTATTTGAAATCCACTCCTGAGAGCATTCACTATCTGAAACAGCAAGGGTATAAAATCTATGGAGAGCCCAATGAATGCGGTTTCCTCCCCTACAATCGTAGACCTAGAAAAAATGGTATTCGTTTCAATGGTGAAAAGATCGTAGGTGTATCGACTCATGTAGCAATTATCGATATTGATTTATGGATAAGGACACAACAAAAGCTTAAGGAGAGATTTCAGGCACCTCGCCCTCGTGAAAGTCAATTCTCCTGGTTATCTGGATTAGTAAAATGTAGATGTGGCTCAGGTATGTATGTTATAAATGGTCATAAAAGAAAAGATGGCACTCGCCCCTACTCTTTTAAGTGCAGCGCCAATGCGAAGGATAGCACGTTATGTAATAACAGATCTATTCGTGTGGAAAGAGTAGAAAGTGAAGTATTAGCATTTCTAGAACGATTGCTGAATAGAGAAGAATTAGAATCATTAAGTAAATCGAATGATAACTTAGACGTTGATAAAAATATAAAGCTTTTACATAAAAAAATAGATAGTAATACATCTTCAATCAATAACCTCATTGATAAGCTAATGATCCTATCAAATGAAGCCTCTGATTTTATCACGAAAAAGATAGAACAACTAAGTAAGGAAACAAATACATTGAAAGATGAATTGCTAAAATTTGAGCGATCAAAGTTCATAGATAACTTAGATAAGAAAAATATTGATGTGCTGCACCAGCAAATTACTAATTTCTTAGAGTTAGAAAATGATGTAGATCTGAAAAGAAATAATATAAGAAGTATCATAAAGTCTATCATCTGGGATAGTGAACATGATAAGATAAGTATAGAAATAGTAAAATAATACATTGCTAAAGATGATTAGATTTTTGTTATTGGAGGTAACTATGAAAAATACAAAAACATGTTCGAAATGTAATTCAAAAAATATTATAAGAATACCGGGTAAAGCAGGAGCGTACGGTTCAGGAAATAATATCATGACTGGAATGAGTATTTTTAGTGCTGTAAAGATAACAAGATATCTGTGCTGTGAATGCGGATATTCAGAAGAATGGATTGAAGATAAAAAAGATATTGATAAACTTATAGTTAAATATAATAATCGCTACTAAAGCCCGTGGTCAGGTGGTCCGCCAATGGCCGTTTCTCCCATTAATGAAGTAAGAAGAGTTATGGAATACGCCATTACTAGAATTCCACGTGATAAATTAATGATGGGTATACCTTTATATGGATATGATTGGACTTTGCCTTATGTTCCTGGTGGTCAATGGGCTCGAGTAGTAAGTCCACAACGAGCTATCGAATTAGCTAGACAGTATGGAGCCACTATTAGTTACGATTATACTGCACAAGCACCATATTTTAATTACTACGATGCAGAAGGAAGACAACACGTAGTGTGGTTTGAAGACGCTAGAAGCATACAAGCAAAATTTAATCTAGTTAAAAGTCTTGGAATTCGGGGATTTTTCTATTGGGTTCTTGGACCAGATTTCCCTCAAAACTGGTTGCTTATAGAAGATAATTTTACTGTTATTAAGGTATAG